TCTCAGACATGGGCGCAGTGCGTATCGGCAGGACAGACCCGGACGTTGCCCGACTGATTGACCCGTACCGTCGTCTGAGGATGGCATGAGCATCACCGCGATCCGCACAGGGATAGCCACAAACATTGGCGCAATTTCTGGCCTTCGCACATACGCCGACATCCCAGACAACCCCGCCATGCCGTGTGCCGTAGTTCAACTAGAAGGAGTCACCTACGACCGGGCATTCCAAAGAGGGCTGACAGAGTACACGCTTGTCGTTACAGTTATTTTTGGTCGTATAGCAACCGCTCAGGCGCAACGCTCACTCGACCAGATCATCAGCACGGGCGACAGATCCTTGAAGGCTGCCGTCGAGTCTGATAAGACTTTAGGGGGCGCAGCATTCGACACACACCTGAGTGCGATGACAAGCGTGTCATCCGTTACAATAGGTGACATGACATATTTGTCGGCGGACTTCGCCGTCACCGTGTACGCAAACTAGGAGAAAAAAATGGCAAAATTTGTCGCACTCGATTACGATATTGAGCTGGGTGGCACCGACTTCACAAGTAGCATTGCTGCGGTGACTTTCGAACTGTCGGCAGCCGAGCAAGAAACCACCGCTTTCGGTGACACTTTCGTCCAGAGGATCAGCGGTTTGAAAGACGCCAGCGTTTCCCTCGACTTCCACCAGGATTTTGGTGCCGCCGGTATTGACTCCGTTTTGTTCCCGCTCATCGGTGACACGATTACAGTCAAGGTTCGCCCAAACTCTGGAGCGGTCAGCGCCACAAACCCCTCGTATGAAGGCACTTTTTTGGTCACAGAATACAGCCCGTTTGGAAGCTCAGTCGGCGATTTGGCCACGTTCTCGATTTCGTTCCCGCTCGCCTCGGGCACCATCGAACGCGTTGTCACGTAGACCATGAATTTCAACCTACAAGTTAAGTTTGAAGACGGAACGACCCACGAGGTTGTTGGCAAGGCTGTCGACATTGTCGCCTTTGAACAGAATTACAACATGAGCATGGCAGCCCTGCAGAAAGACACCCGCATGGAACACTTGTTCTGGTTGGCCTGGCACGTTGAGAAGCGTACCGGTGCCACCACGAACGAGTTCCTCAAGTGGCTTGAAACTGTTGAGATTGTCCAGGCATCCGACCCAAAAGCATCCAAGGCTTAGGCGACTCGTCACTTCACTGGTTGATTGCGGGTATCGCTTGCGAAACCGGAATCGGCCCCACAGAGTTGATGAACCTGGAGCCTCGTATGCTTTGGACTTTGAACCGATACCTTGTCCACCGAAAGCAAACTGAACAGCGCTCACAGCGCAAGCGGTAGAATGGTCGGGACGTAGGAGAATCGAATGACACAAGACGAGCTTGTCCTTGACATTAAGATTCCGCCAGCAGAAATTGCCAAGATTCAGGGAATGCTCAAGGTACTGGAGCCGAAACTTCGTCGGAGTTTGTCCCGCGATCTGAACAAGTCTTTGAAGCCGGTTGCTGCTCAGATTGTGGCAGACTTCCCCTCCGCGCCTTTGTCCGGTCTAGCATCGCGTTGGGGCAGGATCAGCGCTGCCGTTCGTGTCGACGTCAACGGGCCACCGAACAAAGCTCTGGCCCGTTTCATTATCAAAGCTGACCCGCCAGAGTTTGCTCGACTTTTGTCCATCACTGAGCGGGCCGGTTCAAGATCTGAAGGGTTGACACCACAGGGTCGAAACCTGATTAGCAATTCTAAGGGTGGCCTGCAAGAGCGGAAACCCTTGGTCGGTGCCGGTGGTCGTTTTGCCTTCAAGTCGTACTTTGACCAACGTAACGATGTAAGCCGAAAAGTGGTTGACGCGCTTGCCAGGTTTATTGACAAGTTCAACAGGGACTCGTAATGGTCAAACCGATTACCATTCCGATCAGTTATCGGTCGGACCCAAAAGGATTACGGCAGGCAGAAAAAGACCTGAAGGGGTTTGCCTCCGGTATCGGTAAGACTGTCCTTGGTGCAACTGCTGCCGTAGCCGGTATCGGTATTGCTTCAATCAAAGCCTTTGCCGATTTTGACGCGGCCATGAATCAGTCCATTGCGATCATGGGGAATGTTTCTGACACTCTCCGTGGCGACATGTCCGACGCAGCCCGTGAGGTTGCCAAGACGACAACGTTCTCCGCCGAGCAAGCAGCCGAATCGTATTTCTTCCTCGCCTCTGCCGGCCTCGATGCCGAACAGTCAATCGCTGCTCTGCCTGTGGTGGCAAGATTTGCCCAGGCCGGAATGTTCGACATGGCCACAGCGACCGACCTGCTCACTGACGCCCAGTCAGCCCTCGGCCTCACTTCAGATGACACTGCAGAAAATCTTGAAAACATGGCGGGCCTCGGGGACGTTCTTGTCAAAGCGAACACTTTGGCCAATGCGTCCGTATCCCAATTTTCTGAGGCGCTCACAAACAAGGCCGGCGCGTCGATGCGGTCACTCAATATCGACATGGAAGAGGGCGTTGCTGTCCTCGCAGTTTTTGCTGACCAAGGCATCAAGGGGTCGGAAGCTGGTACAACGTTCAACGCAACGATTCGCGGTTTGACTCAGGGCGTCGCAAAGAACGCTGAAGAATTTGCCGAAATGGGTATTGAGGTATTCAACGCCCAGGGCGAGATGAATAACATGGCCGACATTGTCGGGGACATGGAAGGTGCCCTTGCCGGCATGTCGGTCGAGGAACAACGTGCCACCCTAGCTTCGCTCGGTTTCACTGAAGAAACCCTTGCCGGTGCCCTCGCCCTCATCGGTAACAGTGAGAAGCTCAGAGAGTACGAAGGTGCATTGCGGGATGCTGGTGGCACAGCGGAAGAGGTTGCCGACAAACAGTTGCAAACGTTCAGCGCCCAGCTCGGGATCCTCGGCGATTTTGTTACCGACGTTGGAATATCCATCGGGCAAGAGCTTGGCCCAGTCATGGAAGATCTCGTTGAGCAACTGAAACCGGTCATCGAGGAAATTGGTGCCGCCCTCATTCCAGCGTTCAAAGCCTTGACACCTAGCATCGGTTTGCTTGTCGGCGCTCTCCCCGGACTGATCACCGCGCTGATTCCTATCCTGCCAGTGATGGTTGACATTGCTGCTGTCGTTCTCGAACTCGGTCTTCAACTGCTCCCAATTTTCCTTGAGGTCATCAACCTACTATTGCCGGGGCTAAGCCAGCTAACCGCGTTCATGGTTGAGAATTCGTCAGCCGTTGCCACTGCTGCCCTTGTCATCGGTGGTCTGGTCATCGCTTTCCAAGCGTTCAACACTATTGCCCGTATAAGCCAGCTGGCGACGTTAGCATTCTCCGCAGCCAAAGGTATTGCCACGGTGGCTGTGAAGCTGTTCAACCTGGCTCTGAAGGCGAATCCGATAGGGATTGTCATCACCCTCATCGCAGCACTCATTGCTGGGCTTGTCTACTTTTTCACACAGACTGAATTCGGGCAGAAAATTTGGGAAATCTTTTCGGAGTTTTTTCTTTCGACCGTTCAAGCTATTGGAGATTTGTTCTCGTATATCTTCACCGAATGGTTGCCAGGCATCTGGCAGGGGTTCGTCGATTATCTTGGCTCGGCGTGGGAAGGATTCAAAGAAGGATTCTTCACTGTACTTGGAGCTGTGGGGGATTTCTTCAAAAACGCGATCAACGGCTACATTGGCATGTTTGAGAGCTTCGTCAATTTCTTTCTGAGCGGTATCAATCTGATTATTCGCGGGCTGAATAAGATCAAAGTGAATCTGCCGGGGACACCGTTCACACCACCGTTAACCATTGGCGTGAATATCCCAGAGATTCCGAAGATCTCAATCCCTCGTCTTGCTGAGGGTGGAATTGTTTCAGCCAGGCCTGGGGGGATTCTCGCAAACATTGGCGAGGGTCGTTTCGACGAAGCCGTTGTTCCACTTGACGGAAAGAATCGTTTTGGTTTGACCGTCAACATTACGGTGAACGCCGGGATGGGGACGAACGGGCAGCAGGTCGGGGAACAGATTGTGAACGCGATCCGTCGATACGAGCGCAGCTCCGGCCCGGTCTTTGCGAGAGCGTAATGGCAACCGTTGTCGAACTCGGGGCCGTGGTCGGTTTCATCCTCGACGACCCCGTAGCTGGTGTCCTAGACAACGAGGTGTATACCCTAGGCGGGACAGTGTTCTATGACATAACCAACCGGATGATTTCTGCCAGTGTGTCAAGAGGGAAAAACCGTGAGCTTGACCGCTTCAACGCAGGCACGTTACAAGTTACCCTGAATAACAACGACCGAGCATTTGACCCGACCTATTCGCTGTCACCCTTTGCCGGTTCAATCATCCCCCGCCGTGAGGTTCGTGTCACCGTTGACGGTGAACGTGTCATCGAAACCACAATCGACGATTGGAATTTCAGTTACGAACCTGGGGGGATCTCTCGGGCTGAGATTCAAGCGACCGACAACTTCACCCTGCTTGCCCGAGAGGTACTCGAGCCTGTCACGGCGACACCCCAGTTGACCGGCGCTCGCTTCAACGCAGTTTTGGACCAGGATGACATTGCCTGGCCTGTTGAGAAAAGGAACATTGACACCGGCGTCAGTTTCCTCGGTGCCGACACCATCGAGGGCAACGCCCTCACCTACCTGCAACTTGTTGCCGAAAGCGGGCAGGGCCTATTTTTTATTGCGAAGAATGGCGACCTTGTTTTCCGGGATAGGTTAGACGCCACCCCGACCAGCACCTCGGTGACAACATTCAACGATCTCGGCACTGCGATCCCGTTCACCCTGACCGCAGTAAACTACGGTTCCGAACTACTTTTCAATCAGGCTATTGTCACAAGCGCTGCCGGGACAGCGACCGCGCTCAATGAACGCTCGCAGGCCACCTACGGCACAGCATCCTACGAGCTTGACACTCTGCTCTCGACTGAAACTCAGTTACAAAATCTTGCCGATTTCATTGTCCAGAAATACGGTGACCCAGAATATCGTTTCGAAACAATACAAGTGAACCTTAACACCGTCAACGAAACGCACAAAGCGTCCTGCCTTGCCCTCGAAATCGGTGACATTATTTCGATTACGTTCACCCCGAACGACATTGGCGACCCGATTGAACAGTTCGGCCAGATCATCCGAATCGCCCACAACATTCAGACAACCCGTCACGATGTGTCATTCAGTGTCGCTTCGCTCGACTGGACTTTCCTAGTGCTAGACGACGAGGTATTTGGTACACTGAACGAGAATAACGCTTTAGCATTCTAGGAGAATAATGGCTGGCGCACCTGCAGGATACCGGACCTTCACAGCCGGTGAGGTGTTGACAGCTGGCAACGTTCAAACCTTTTTGCAGGATCAAGTCATTCCGGTGTACTCAAACTCGGCGGCAGCCGATACTGCTTTGCCGTCACCCGCCGAAGGCCAGTTCCGTTTCCTCCGCGACACGGATGCGTTTGAATATTACACTGGCTCGGCATGGATTGCTGCTGGTGGGGCAAGCGTAGGTTTCGAAACTAACTTTCTACTCATGGGAGCATAACAAATGGCAACATCATACAAATCACTTGGTCAGTTGGATTTGACTACGACTTCGCTAACTACTCTTTACACCTGCCCTTCTGGTACTGAGACGGTTATCAGCACGGTTATCATCGCTAACCGTAACGCGAGCGCTGACACTTTCCGTCTGGCTATCCGTGTGGATGGGGATGCGATTTCGAACCAGCATTACATTGCTTATGATGTGCCGGTCGCGGCGAATGATTCGACCACGCTGACTTTGGGTATCACTTTGAAGGCTACTGATGTGGTGTCTGCTCAGGCGGGTACTGCTGACCGGTTGAGCGTCAATGCTTTCGGTGCTGAAGTAACAGTTTAGGGAGGCTTGTTATGGCTGTAACGAGCATGGCAAACAGTTCGATTTTGAACTTTGATAAGCGGAACACGATGCGTACAGCGTTCCCTTTGTCTTATCTTGTCATCGCTGGTGGTGGTGGTGGTGGGGTTTTCAGTTCGGGTGCTGGTGGCTCTGGTGCTGGTGCTGGTGGGTATCGGTCAAATTTTGCGGGGGATGATTCTGGTGGGGGCGCTTCCGCTGAGGCCGCGTTGATTGCGGGCGCTGTTTATACGGTGACTGTTGGTGCTGGCGGGGCGGGCGCGACAACGAACAATACTGCTGGCGCTAAGGGGTCGGATAGCGTTTTTGGCGCAGTGACGTGTGAGGGTGGCGGTTTCGGTGCGGGTGGTGCAACTGCACCGGGGTCGGGTGGCTCGGGTGGTGGCGGTTTCCGTGATAGCACTACGGGTGCGTCTGGGACAGTTAATCAAGGTTTCGCGGGCGGTAACGGTAACGCCGGGCATACGGGGGCGGCTGGTGGTGGGGGTGCTGGCGCGGTTGGCGTAAACTCTACTGGCACTGCCGGAACCGCTGGGGGTGCCGGGGTTTCCTGTTCTATTACGGGTTCAGCGGTAACGCGGGCTGGTGGTGGCGGTGGCGCTGGTCAGAATACTTCTGGCGGTGCTGGCGGCGCGGGTGGGGGAGGTGCTGGCGGGGTCGATTCGATTAGTGGTGGCAACGGAACCCCAAACACAGGCTCAGGTGGGGGTGGTGCTGAGACAGCCCCCGCGGTGGGAGGCAACGGTGGTTCCGGTGTTGTGATTCTGCGGGTATCGTCGAGCACGACACTCAAGTTTTCTTCCGGTGTCGCATATTCTGTTATTACGACAGGCGCGGATATGGTTTACACGGTCACCGCTACTTCCACAGATTCAGAAACGGTGACAATAGGATGAGCCACTTCGCAAAACTAGACGAAAACAACCTGGTTACTTTCGTTACTGTGGGCAGGCAGGAAGATGACGGGCTTGAGGAAGAACTGAACGCCCGCACGGGTGATGTGTACCGGCAGACTTCCTACAACACTTACGGCGGTATCCACTACACGGACGGCGAGCCAAGCGCTGACCAGTCCAAAGCGCTCCGATACAACTATGCCGGTATCGGTTTCACATACGATGAAAATCGCGATGCTTTCATCCCTCCAACCCCATACGCTTCATGGGTACTCGATGAGGACACTTGCCTCTGGGTGGCACCTATCGCCTACCCTGCTGAGGGTGACCATGTTTGGGATGAGCAAGCTGGTGACTGGGTAGAGGTCACTGATGAAACTGTCTAACCTCGGGACTGGCAGAAAAGACCGGCACCTAAACCTCGGCTTCGGGAGAGTCCACTATATCCACTATCGGCCACAAGTGGGAGGTACGAAACAGTGGGGTGTTTTGCTTCAGAGGTTCGGGTGCTTTACCGTTGATGTGTTTTGGGGGCGTCACGTTTTCGTGTTCAACTTTCACCGGAGGAGCAACTAATGAAACTTCATAACCCCTGGCCTACAGACCGCAGCATCAACACACGCAGCCCATACGGGTGGCGTACTCACCCAATTTCGGGCCGACGGGCATTCCATCAAGGTGTTGACGTTGCCGGTGTCTTCCCAGTCACTACAGCCGGTGACGGAATAGTCGTTCACGTTGGTTTCAGTCGTACCGGTGGTGGGCATGTCGTCATCATCAAACACGCCGACGATTTGTTCTCCGTTTACTATCACGGCCAGGAGCGCACCCCGCTCCGCAAGAATCAAAGAGTTCGAGCAGGCGACTTTGTTTACACTTCAGGCAGCACCGGTGCTAGTACCGGCCCGCACCTACACTTTGAAACTCGGTAC